TAGGATTGATTTTTGCGTCCCAGGGATGGCAGTTCTGTGTGATTGGGAGATCAAGGCTCGGTGCCGTAAGAGCCAAATGGTCGTCCCATTCGATGAAGAGCTGCTGAATCCAGCCAGTTTGGACTTGAGGCTGGGTGACTATTTGATGGTGGAAAGCATCTATAGCCCTGAGTTGGTGCGTATCAACATCGCGGACAAGACAGAAGATGACCCGTTCATGCTTCAGTCCGGCGAGTTTTGCTTGGCTGAAACACTTGAGTTGTTTAACCTGCCCGACGACATCAGCTGCCAATTTGTACTCAAGTCAAGCCGCGCACGATCTGGTCTTAATCACCTGCTTGCTGGCTGGTGCGATCCAGGCTGGCACGGAAGCAAGCTGACGCTCGAATTGAAGAATGAACGGCTGCATCATGCTTTGCCGCTTTGGCCTGGTTTGAAGATTGGTCAGATGGTGTTTCACGTGATGTCTAACGCTCCAATGCGTAGCTACGCGGAAACAGGCCATTACAACAACCACTTGACAGTCATGCCGTCCGTGGCATGAATTGATAAGAATCTTCAGGGCTATGGGCTGGGCTGACTGGATGGTCGTCAACCAGACCCTTGAAGAGGAGTTGGAGTTGGAACGTACCGTTCGAGACGTTAAAAGCTGCGCTGATCAGGACGCATTAAAGCAGTTATGCGTGTCATTGGTGCGTACCAACTGGCATCAGGCCAAGCTGCTCAAGCAGGCTGTAGGCCACATTGGTCAGTTTGACGAGTCGATGTCTTGGTCTGATTGAAGAGCTTTAGCTCGTCGATTTCTAGCTCTGCCTTCAAGCCTGGCATCTACAGCATCTTGCCATTTCTTTTTGTCGTTCAAGGCTGCATCTGCATAGGCTTCTTCATCAGTCATTGAAGCGAGGTAGTCATAGACGAGATCTCTGATCAACGCGGAAGGTTTTACGCCTAGTGCAGCAGCTTCTTCTATAAAGAGTTCACCACGGTAAGGTTCCAACAAGACTTGGATATATACGCGGTTGCCGTGCTTTGTAGCCATCGGCTCTAAAATACTAAACGAATGTTACCATGTTATCGACTCGTCAACCTTTTTCTTCCACGCAGTTGCCTGAGCAGAGCGTGCATTGGTGCGTTGACGACGAGAACCTTTTCTAACTTCTCTGGCTCCTTCCAAGAACATTGCAGCCCTTTGAAGGTCAGCTGTTGTCGCCAGTTGAATTGCTTTGTTGAGGCGTTCCATGATGATCTGACGCCCCGATTTCGGTTGCGGCATGCTTCATCGCGCCAGCAAGGGTTTGGTGGAACGTTAGCGCGTAAGACTCAGTTAGCACAATCCATTCAGCATTGTGCCGAAAGATTTGTACGTTCATTAGTCCTTGTTAAACAAATAATGCAGTCTTTTGAACTCATGAATCGGCGTTGCTGTCAGAATACTGACCTCAACATTGCACGATAAAGCGTTAATTACTTGCCGCTCCATGTACTCCATGTTGGATTCATATGTCACTTGCTCAACAGCAAGTGGTTTGTCGTCCAGGTCAAAGGTAGTGAAGCGAGTTATTGCTAGCGGGCAGTGTTCGTCAGTAATCTGGCAGTACTGAAGATTGACGGATCTAGTCCCCATCGCTTGGGCTGAAGAGTTCGTTGAATACGGTGGCGACAAGGCTTTCAGCCTGTTGCCTATCCAGACCATAGCTGGATCGACGACGAACCTTCGTAACAGCTTTGTGAAAATCACTGGTGGTTAATCCAAGGTGATTGGGTGGTTGCATGAGGCGTTCACGGATCAAGTCTGACCTGTGAACACCTTTTTCTTTGGCTTCAGCAGAGAGTCTTTCGACTAGCTCTTCTGGAAGGAGGGTTTCAACTTTTTTCATGCGTGGATGTTACTTACGCTTGGGACGTTTTTTACTCTTTCGAGACGGTTTGACACGCGGTTTGTCTGGCTTGGCTTTTATGCGAGCAATGGTCTCGTGATAGCCAGGTGGTTCTGGGACGCCTGAGCGCTCCAAAATCTTGGTCCAGTTCATCTCTCGCGCGTATAGATGCAAAATATGTCCCCACGCTCCAAAAACCAGTCAGGCCAATGGATTTACATGGGGACAAGGGGTAGGGACAATTAGATTTGTCCCCGTTCTTCGTCAGTGAGTTGAATCTCAACCGCTCCATCCATCAAAGGGGGACATAAAGGCGTGTCCCCATCCTGTTGTCCCGTACCAGATACCGCTCCATCACTAACTTCTTTAGTTAAAGGGGACACGCTCCAACCCTCTCCACGCGCGAGATTGGCTCTGTATTGTTTGGAACGGGAACCTTCTGAGACGCTTGAGACGATGAGTTGTTGAGCTTCCAGCCTTTGGAGCGTTTTCTTGATTGCAGCTGGAGAGCCAGCAACCAGACGATCTGCAATGAGATCAGTTTTGGTGCGTGACTCGGGATAAGCGGTTCTCAAGCGACTAAGCACCCTGCCTTGCACAGAGGATGGAGCGTTGTCATCGGGATCCATTTCAGGAGTGAAGTCAGCGATGTAGAAGTCCAGGTCATCGCTTTGCCCAAGGATCAAATGCGTGCCTGAGCGTCCTGAGCGGCTCTTCTCCACTTCAATCAACCGCTCATGAGGCTGCAGCTGCTGTTGCTGCTTGGAGCGCTTCTGGGGGTCGCTTTCAGGGCGTTTAAGGCTCCAGGTCTCATCTACGGCATCACGGATGGCTGAGGTGCCACGGAATCCACCGTTTTTGTTGGCGTGGTGAATGATGAGGATTGTGGTGGCTGGGAACAGATCACCGTTGTTCTTGGTCAGCCAGTAGAGCGGAGTAGCGAAGTCAGATTTGTTTTCGTCAAAGGCGCGTCCACCAGAGCAGCCAATCAGCGAGTCAATAACGACCAGCTTTGGCTTATGCGTCTCCATCAGCTTGATGAACTGTGCATAGCGTTGAAGCTGCCAGTCGGTTTGGATGAAGGTCTGATCTGTGATGGGAAAGTCAGCTTCAATCAGCTGCTCTTTGAGCTGAATCAGAGGTTGATCGCCATTGAGAAGGAGAACAGGCCCTTGTTGAATTGGAACGTCAGCACCGCGAACCTTGAAGGGTTTGCCGCTAACGATGTGTTTTGCGAGAGCCCAAGCAGCAGTTGACTTGCCATCACCACCAGCACCGTAAATGAGAATGACTGAAGGGTGGGGAAGAACGTCTGGGATGAGATAGCCGCGTTTCTCATCCAGCTCCATCAACTTCTCCACAGTCATCAGCGATTGTGCTTTTTCATAAGCGATCTGATCAACGATCAGCTTTTCAAGAGCGGTTTGATCGCGGTAGCCCGCTTGGAGCGCAAGAGAGTTGAGCTTGTAGTTGACTTCAGCTGGGTTATCAAGTTTGAGGATCTCAAAGGCGCGTTTGATGACCTCTTCGTAATCCAGGGTTGATTGCCTGTACTCCTGAACCTGCTTGTCTTCTGCGGACTTAACTGCTTTGGCTAGGTCTTCTGAAAACCGATGACGATGAGGGTCTTCAAGGTCAGCCAAGTGAATCAGGGTGCCAAGTCCAACACCGTTGCCTTTAAAGGAGTGCCAGATGTGCTCGCAGGGGTTGTCCTCTTTCCACTCCTCTTCGAAGTCTGGATCGTCTGAGGACCAAGAGGACCACAGCATCATTCCTGCTTCTGTAGGCAGAGCAGAGTTGATGGCCATTCCAATTTTGACCCAGTGATCGCGAGATCCCTTGCCTTTATTGGGGATTACATCCAGGCAGTCCTTGATGATCTGAAAGATCTCATCATCCGTGCGATCAGAGAAGTCGAGATCACGCTTAATAATGGTCTTAGGCGGTTCACGCATTTCAGCGAGCAACCAATCTGGAGCGATGGGGATGTTGTTGAGGTCGCCTTCAAACTTGTACTCGCCGGGCTCAGAGTTATCGCCACCGGGGTAAGCGCCAAAGATGACACCCTGCTTCTTTGAGTTCCAGAGAATCTCGTAATCCTCTTTACCAAGGCCACGACCTTTAACTTCCTTCCAAAGTTTTTCTGGAACGCGAAAGATGAACTTGGCGGCGTTCTGCTTAGTTGACGTGACCATTGGAGCGCCAGCAAGCGACTCGCCCCACTGCTTCATGCAACGCTTGAGGTTGCGGTCTACGTCAAGAAAGACAATGCCGTTGCCACGGATGCCAGTAAAGATGCCAACGGCTTTGAGATCATTGTTACGTTGGAGCGCCAAGGCAACGTCTGCAGGCCCAAACTTCTGATCAAAACTGGCTTTCAAGGGCTGTTTGCCACAGAAGCCACGCTTGGCGTTTTTGGCGTGGATCGGAGCATAAACAAGCCCTTCGGGGAGAGCCTTGACGAAATCTTGAAGCGTCATGTAAGATTAGAAAGACATAAGAAAACAAGCCCGGTCTGCCCTTGGTCTCCAGGGCGGGTCGGGTCTTTTTTTATCCTACCGGAGGTTGACTGGCAGTCAATCCCGGATTACAGTATCAAGGCGTCCAAATGAGACGCGACACCTACCGAGACACACACCGTGAAAGTTTCCGACGACTTTTTGGCAGTTCTTGAGCCAGAAACTGACAGCTCTTCCTCTGCGGACGGCTATCTGCGTCCGAACAAAATTGAATCAGGCAAGCCCGCTGTTTTTGCTCTGCTCGAAGAGGATCCTCTGGAGTATTGGCTGGTCTGGGGCACCCCTAAAGAGGGTGGCAACAACAAGCCTTTCCGATTCCTTGAAAAGCCCTCTGATGAGGACATTGATCTGGAATTGGGGCGGGACTTTACCCGCGCGTTGAATTATGACAAGACTGCTGAGGACAAGGCGTATAAGTGCCTGACTTGGGCGGTTTACAACTGGGAAGAGAAGCGCGTGCAAGTGCTTGAGGTCACTCAGATCTCAATCTCTCGTCAGTTTGTGAAATATGGTCTGCACAAGACCTACAGCAAGAACCTTCTCGACTGGGACTTCCAGATGGAGAAAGGCAGTGTTGGTGGCAAGACCAAGTACGACCTGATGGTGATTCCTCGTGATGAGGATGAGCACGATGACATACAGATGGCAAAGGATTGGAAGGCTGCTCAAAAGGCAGGTTTTGACCTGAATCGTCTGATTACTGGTGGCGATCCTTTCAAGGAGGCTTGAGGTTGGTGGGCATCAATTTTCGACTGATTGTGTAAGTCCCACTGTCACCTCCATCCAGAGCCTCCATGAACCAAGTTCCCAAACGAAAAGGTCTTGCAGAAGTCAAGCGCCTTGTCACCCACAAAGAAATGCTTGTTGTTGAGGTTATTTATGACCCCATCAGTGAGTACAACGATGTGGAAACTCTCTGTTTTCTCAACAAAAGCAAGCAACTTTGGATGCTTGATGAGCTTGAGGAAGGAGACCAAATCGGCATTGAGCTGCCTTTGAAGCCTGGCCGTGGTGTAGACCCAGTTACTTGGGCACTGCCTAATCACGATCAGCCTGAAGCTCTTAAAAAGTTAGTCCCAACGATCAACGAAACGGTAGTTTCAATTCCTATGCAGCAGCCATCTGCAGCAAAGGAAGTAACTTCTGATTTTGATGCAGCTGACCGAGTTGGTTGCAAGAAGATCTCAGGTCGTCTTCGCGACCCCCAGACCCAAAAAGCCTTTGAGCAGTTAATGATGGAGCGCCAAGTCAATCAGACTGAAGCGGTCGAAATCGCTGTTCGCCATGGCTTATTAAAGCTGGGCTTTAAAGCGTGATTTGGAGCGGGGGCCTTGCGCCCCCTTCCTTTGCATGTAAATTAGTCTCGGGTAGATGCGTCTATGGAACCGCCCAAGACAGTTACGACATTCATGGAAGACGGTTGTGTCTCAGTGACTGTCGGTCATTTGACTGGTGTGGTTTCTAGCGCTCATCTCGTGGAGCCCAAGGAAAATCAGCTCCGTCAAAGGTGGCTGGAAGAAAACGCCATTCATGACGACTGATACACAAGACGCCTTAGCTTCACTGCGCCGATGGCAGCTGGAGCAAGACAACACAGGCAGATTCCGTGTTTACAGGGATCAACATGGGCAGATTTATCACTCTGTCACCCATATTCTGAAGAACACAGCCCCTCAATCACAGAAGGATGCTCTGGAGCGCTGGTCACAACGTGCTGGCAGTGGTTTGGAGCGTGACCTTGCTTGTGACCGTGGCACCGTTGCTCATGAGCATTGCGAGTATGTACTCAAGACCGCAGCAAAGCTGGCTCGACAGAGCGCTAACAAGAAGGGTTCATGGAAGGTCTGGGATGATGGATTGGCTCGCCCTCCAAAGGCAGTTACCAACTGGGCACTCAAGAAAGCGGAGGAAGGTTCGCCCAAGGTTCCATGGCCAGCCCGTGAGTACGCCAGAGGTTTATCCGACTGGTTGGTAAGTGGCACTGTGACAGCCATTCATGCCAGTGAGTTCAGCATCAGCAGTGATGAAGGCTTTGCTGGAACGGCGGATGCGTTGATTGACACGCCATTGGGTTTAACGATCTGCGACTTCAAGACGACAAGTCGAGAGACTGACAAGCCAGAGGCATGGTTGAAGGACCATCAGGACCAACTTGGTGCTTACAGCCTTGGTTTGCGCGAGAGAGCAGGCATCCGAGTTAATGCTGGAGCGGTGGTGATTGCGAAGCCAAACGGCAATGTCCAGTTGCGGATGTTGTCAGAGCTGGAGATGAGAGGCTGTGAAGCCAGGTGGACCGAACGGAACAACTTGTATAAGGAGATGTTGTTGAGCGGAGAGGTTATGTAGTGGAGGAAGCGTTAGAGCTGATCTATCGCGGTCAATGCAACGTGGCGGTGAAGGCAAAAGAAATAGGCGTCTCAACTGAAGAGCTGAAACGCCTGTTTCGGGAGTTTGCGGTCAAGCGCCCCATCGATGAGGATGTTTGGCGCGGAGACGTTGAACTAGGTTGGCCCTGGGCGTAAAGCTTGCCACCATCGAACAGCTACAGGTGCTCTGCGTCGTTCAATGTAGGTTTGAAGCCAGCGAACATCAGACAAAAGCTGAGAGGCTTCAGAGCTGGAGATTTTGTCTGCCAAGTACAAAGCTTCGATGTGTTGCTTTGTGGCTTTGATGCGAGCATCCTCTGCTGGCTTTTGACTTGCAGGCCAAGCCATCAAGTGCATTCCTCCATAGCTCTACGTTCGTAGTGCCGTTTCAAGCGTAGACAATCATTGGCGCGGACGAAATTGCCCTGTTCTTCAAAGATGACTGCCCTAGCCGTTTCATAGCGGATAGCTTTAGGCAGTAGGTCTGTTGGAACGCGGGAACCAGCAGCGGAGAACTTGTTGCCATTGAGAATACTGCTCATCAGTATTGGGGCGTTGGATCGAAGTTCAATTCGTTCTCAAGCTGGGGGATGACTTCATCTTCCAGGAGAGAACGCATTGAATGAGTTAAGTGCTCATCCATTTGATGGCGCTTGTTCTCACGATTGATAACACCTTTAAGGATGTCAAGTGCGCGTTGAATCTTGTCGCACTCGTATTCTTGTTTGGGTTGATAGTGGTACATCACCATTCGACCTCTTGAATGAGTTGGTTAAGGGTTTTGAGGGATTGGAGACTGGAGAGCTGGCGTTGACCATCACTGAGACCTTTCTGTAAGGCGTCAGGATCAGCGGTGCGGACAACTCGCTCCATCTCTTGCTGGACAAGCTTGAAGCAGAACTCAATACGTTCTGAGGGCTTGTAAGCCAGATGGCCAGAGGCCCTAGCCTTCTGACCACCCAGGATGAGCGAGAGCAATTGATTAATGGAGCGGTCGGCGTCTTGGCGGGTGATCATTTGAGGTTGCGGTTACGTTCAGCGACGTCAGGGATCGAGTCCAGGAAATCCTGGAACTCGGCCTGACGTTCTCGTTCTTCGATCTCTTCGTCTGACAAGGGCGGCCAAGGCTCTTGATATTCGGACGGAAGCAGATCATCAATGTCGTCGTAGCGGATAGTCATTTGGATTCCTCTTGGTCGTTGGATTGGAGCGCTTCCCACTTGGACTTAAGAGCGTCGTACTGCTTGCCAATCTCGTCAACAACCTTTTCAAACTCGTATTTAGTGGAGCTTGCTAGCTTGTTGAGTTCGATGGCTCCTTGTGCAGCTTCAAGCGCAAGCTGCCTCAGCTTGACGACAACATCCATCTGATAATCAACGAATAGCTCTGGATGGATGCCGTAGATCTTGTGCATGGCTTCGTCACTCTCGTTAGAGGTGCATTGCCATTCGTCTCTAGCTTCTTCGATGCGATCGGCTGAAGCGTAGTAAGCAAAGGACTTTCGCATTGCCTGAGAGCTGTTGCGCTCAAGCTTTTGGAACTGCTCACGCAGCTCATCACGTTGCTTTTCAAGCTTCTGGCGTTCAGGTTGCTGTAGAAGCCAGTTGTAGTAGTCAAGTGCCATTGGTTTGATGATGATTGGAGCGGTGTGAGACAAACGTCTCAGAACTTGTGAGACAGGCCACCCATACGGGCGAGCCTTTCGTATTCACGGACAAGACGGGCATAGTCTTGAACGTTGCCGTTTTCGTAAGCGTCAATCAGCAGATGCTTAGTCATCCGCATCAATGGCTCACGGTCTGCCAGGGTGATCTCTGGCGTTGGATCAGCTTCGATCATGTGATCCTCGGTCTCACGCAAAAGGTCTGCTTCGTCGATATCGCGGTAGGCGGTAGCGCGAGCGAGACCGTATTTACGTTGGAGCGTTGCGGCGACATCAGCCTTTTGTAGGCCCATGTCTAGGAGCTGCTTGGCGTGCTCTTGGTGAGCCGCTCGCTGCTCATTGGAACGTTTCATAGGATGATGTTGATGGAGCGGAGCGGGCTTGGCCTTGACTCCACTTGTAGAATCTTACAGGAACAATCCATTCAAGGCAACGAACCCATTCATGACTGAACCCACTAAGACCATTCATTTTTGTGCCGACGAGTGGATGCTTCTGCTCGAAGCGCTTCACTGCTACAAAGACACCAATGATGGCCGTCGAGTTGCCGGTCGTCTTAATTGGGTTCGAGCCAAACTGGAAGACTGTCGCGCTGAGGAATGCTTGATCCGGCTCAGCGCATAAGAAAAGACCCGGCGATTAAGCCGGGCTGCTGATGGGTTCGGGTGATGCGACAAAGTAGTAATGGTCATGATCCCAGCCGCAAGCGACTAGAACCATATCCTGGCGATATGGCCAAGACTTCAGCAGCGCAAGCGCTGCAGCCTTGGCATTCTCCAAACCATTCAAGCTGTGATCCCATGAAAGGGTCACGCGTTGGGTTTGCTCGCTATCCCGTTTGTGAACCGCTGTGATCCTGGAGCCCCTGTAATTAGTGGGCCCCAGGTACTTGGTGCGGATTAATGGCCCTTGCATTAGTTGCATTGGTACGTTGAATAAAAAAGCGCCCGGATTATTCCGGGACGCCACGATAATCGATGTAAGCGTGAGGAAAACGCTCGGACATTTCGTCGAGCTTTTCATCAGCTTCTGCTTTTGTTGGGACGGTTGCTAAGACCTTGCGGCCTGAGATCTCATCCCAACTCCACATAAACACTTCAAAAGGCATTAGTAACTGTCTCCAGCTTGTGGGAATAGTTGGGGCGGATCCGTGAAGCGTAGAAAAGAAGCCTTTCGGCTTCTCTCCTGCTACGTGGGGTTCCGTATGTCACCCAACCGAGGCCTCCTGATTGTGGGATGCCTCGCCAAACTTGCACTAGGTAAGTCATCAGCGGATCACCCGGACATAAGACTGGGTGCCGCTATGGCTGAAGCTGGAGCGCTCATCCGCTGGCTGATAGAAGAACAGCCAGACAGATGCCGCAGCAGTTACCGCGATCATGGAGCGCGTGGCGAAGGTCTCAAGTGTCATCACTTGGCCTCCGCTTTAGCGTCTGCCTCGCGGTTGACATCGGTCAACATCGTGATGATGCGATCGCGATCCCAGCGTGTCAGTCGGTCGGTCAGATACTTCTCAACCGCCTCAGTCACAGCGCCATAAGGCACTTCCAGAATCACAGTGTCGCCAGATGTTTGGCACGTCGCAACGATGCGACCGCCACCGATCTCCACACGGCCAATGGTGACTGTGTGAGTCGTCTGAGTTTTCGTTTCCATTAGTTGGATTCGTAGGGTTGGCTTTTTACGTTTGCTGAGAGCGCGCTCTGTGGAGCGTGAACCGCTGGGAACAGTTGTGGGCGCTGCTAGGGTGAACCCGGCTTAGCCGCTGAATCCTGCGGATCGCTCTCAGTCTGTATACAGTGCATAGGAAGCTTGCCGCGCGCTGATGGCTAACGGGTTCGACGTACACGTTGTGGGCGAAGGTAGCGTTAGTGCTTCCCCTTCGACTCTTACAGTATAAGGCATTGGGATCCCCTAGCACTCGATCAAAGTCAATTTGTTACATTTGTTGATATATCTATTATTGTAGCAACCGATACAGACAGGGGGTGGGGTTGCGGTTTACAATCGACGCATCAAGGCGCGGGTACCCTGCATATATATCTGCTGAACAGTATTCGTGTAATAAAAAAGCCCCCTAAGTGGGGGCAGGGGTCTGAAGTTGTGAGCGTGGGGATCAGTCGCCCTTATCTTCGATGGAGATTTTAAGTTCAGGTGCCTGGATGTTGACTGTCTCAACGGATTCACCAATGACACGCCCGATGGAGTCGAGCACTTGGCTTGCGGTCTGCAGCTGTCCCTTTTTCAGAGCCTGATTAAATAGTTTGGTGCGCATGTGTTGAAGACGAGCCAGCATGTTTTCGCGGTCAGCTTTCCAGTCTTCATCGACGATCTTTTTGACATCTGCCCAATCGCGCCAAGCGGTCTGAATTGAGACCTGTTCTTTTTCAGCGTGATCGTAGACAAGCGCCGTTGACGAGAGTCCTTCGAGCTGACGTTTATAGAGCCGTCGAACGCGGGCTTGCTTAGCTTCTGTCAGTTCGGGCTGCATTACTGTCTCGACCCTGTTTCTTTGGATAATAACTTGCTGCGCTGCGTTGTGGAACGGTCTAACGGGGGGTAAGGGTTGAAAACCTGTGTAATGTAATAGGCATGAGCACAAAAGCAGAGCCCGTAAGCCTGAGATGGGCCCAGGGCCAAGTTTTTTCAAGCAACAAACGCTTCCGAGTCTTAGTTGCCGGTCGTCGATTTGGCAAATCGTACCTTTCGTGTGTTGAGCTACTCCGTGGAGCGCTCAACAGGCCTGGCGAAACCTTCTTTTATTGCGCTCCGACTTACCGAATGGCCAAAGATATTGCGTGGAGGGCGTTAAAAAAGCTAGTTCCAAAGGTCTGGATTAAGACTAAGAACGAAACAGACTTACGAATCGAGCTAATTAACGGTTCAACGATCGAATTAAAGGGCACAGAGAACGCAATGGCGTTGAGAGGCCGGAGTTTGTCGGGTGTAGTGCTGGATGAAGCGGCATTTATGGATTCAGAGGTCTGGTTTGAGGTAATCAGACCTGCTTTAGCAGATAAAGAGGGTTGGGCGTTGTTTATTTCGACGCCAGACGGTACAGCTAGCTGGTTTTACGACTTGTGGTGTTATGTCCCAGACGACGAAACAAACGAATGGCAACGATGGAGCTACACAACGATTGAAGGCGGAAACGTCAGTAAGCACGAGGTCGAAGCAGCCCGCGCTCAACTTGATTCGCGCACGTTCCGCCAGGAATTCGAAGCGTCCTTTGAGAACCTGACTGGCTTGGTAGCCATCAGCTTTTCGGACGACAACATTTCAACAGAGGCCAAGGATATTTCGATTCAACCGCTGCTGCTGGGCGTTGACTTCAACGTGGATCCAATGAGTGGCATCTGTGCAGTCAAGGATCAAGACACGTTGTACGTGTTTGACGAGATCATGCTGACTGGCGGGGCTACCACTTGGGATTTTGCAGAAGAAGTAACCCGTAGGTATGGGGTGGATCGCAGAGTTATCGCGTGTCCTGACCCAACAGGCGGTGCAAGAAAGACAAGCGGTGTGGGCGTAACGGACCACGCAATCCTCAGACGCAGTGGCTTCACGGTTCAAAGCCCCAGATCACCGTGGAAGATCCGAGACAAGATCACAGCGGTCAATACTGGCCTAATGGATGCTTCTGGAACGCGCAGAGTCAAGATCCATCCACGGTGCAAGGAGCTGATTAAGTCGTTGCGGACGCTGACTTACGCACCAGGCACTGGTTTGCCCAACAAAAACTTAGGAGTGGACCACGCCTTTGATGCTTTCGGGTATCTTGTGCTTCAACAGTTCAACCTGGCGAAACCTGAAACGCTGGGGGCAACGTCATACCGCCTGTATTGAGGATGTTTCGTCCGCTCAACGCGCCTTGTTGTCCGAAATGCGGATCAGAGGAGTCAAAGGTGATGGGGCGATATACGTCACAGGACAACGATTGTGTGCGTGAGCGGCGTTGTTTGGAGTGTGATCACCGTTGGAAGACGCTGCAATCGCCTGAGGAGGAGCTTCATCCATCAGTGCAGGTAAGGTTTTTCCGTTGGAATTCGCCTAGCGGCAGAAAACGGCGTGTAACGCTGGAATACGGGTCTAAAGCTGTTTAGACTGGGCGCAACGTTGCATTTTGCGTCATGCCTGGACATTACGGAGCTGGCGGCAAGAAAAAGCCCAACGGCAAGAAAAAAGGCATGAAGAAGGGCAGCAAAAAGATGCGGTGCAGCTGTGGCAAGTGAAAACGTCCCAGTAAACAAGGCGCTTTACGCCCGAGTAAAGGCAGAAGCCAAGCGCAAATTCGCGGTTTATCCGAGCGCGTATGCAAATGCGTGGCTTGTGCGCGAATATAAGAAGCGTGGTGGCACTTATCGGAAAGCAACCAGTGGCGGAACGAAAAAAACCACGAAAACCCGCAAAACCAAAAAGTAAAGGCCGTGGTGGCCTTGGCAGATGGTTTGACGAGAAATGGGTCGATATAAAGACCGGAAAGCCTTGTGGCCGCTCCAAAGGCGAAGATAGGGCTTATCCAGCGTGTAGACCATCACGCAAAGTGTCAGATAAGACGCCAAAAACCACAAAAGAAATGAGTCCTGCAGAAAAAGCTCGTTTCAAGAAAGAAAAAACAGGTTCAAAGAAGATTTCTTATCAACATCGGCGGCGCAAGGCGAAAAAGAAGAAGTCCTAAGATGGCTTGTGGGTTGTGAGCGGTTAGAATCAACCGTATAGACCCTTCCTATGTCTAATCATGGCCATCCTTCGCGGAGAGCAAGGTGCGGTCCAGTTTGATGCTGCTGGTTCTTCCAACGCAACCATTGTTGGCACTCGTAGCTGGACACTGAACATCACCAAAGACACGTTGGACGTTACCGATCACGGTGACACGTCTCGTGCATTTGTTGGCAGCCTGGTTTCAGGTTCTGGCACTGTTGAGCTGGTTTACGACCCTGACGCAACAGGTCAAGCAGCATTTATCGAAGATGTGCTGACCACCAGCGACACCGCTGATGCCACGTTTGAGCTGTTTACGACTGGTACCACTTCTGGTACTGACAGCGTGAGCTTTGCAGGCATTATCACCAGCATGGATATTGCTTCTACTGTCGGTGATCTGGTTGTTGCCACTTGCAACTTCATCACCAGCGGCGCCATCACTTCCAACCTTGAATAAGGGTTAGGACGATGGCAGAGCGCAAAAAGCGTAAGCGTGGTCCCAACCTTAGTGTTGGCCGTGGCGAGAAGCTGCCTGCTAGTAAGGGTGCTGGCCTGACCGCTAAAGGTCGGGCTAAGTACAACCGGGAAACGGGTTCTAATTTGAAACCGCCGGTTACAGGCAAGCCAAAGACAAAGGAAGAAGCTGCCCGTAAGCGTTCTTTCTGCGCTCGAAGTCGTAATTGGACTGGTGAACGGGGTAAAGCGGCCCGTCGTCGATGGGGCTGTTAATAACTCAACTCTGAGGTGTCATGACTTACTCCGTTCCTGGTCTCGTTAGAACGCATCTTGTCAGCAGTTCCTATATGGGCACTGTTGATAGTCCGTTCGTGAGGACACGGGCTGTGATCGACCAGATGAAGGGCTGGGAGATCATGAGAGCCGTCACAAGCGGAACGGAGTATCTACGCGACAACTGCGAGACATTCCTGCCTCTAGAGCCCCGTGAGGACTACACGGCCTATCTTTCGCGGGTAAATCGCTCTGTTTTTACGCCTTATACGCAGCGGTTGCTTCGTGCAGCAGCTGGGTTAATCCTGCGAAAACCAATTAGCGTCCAGGGTGATCCGTATTGGACAGATGTCTTTAATAAAGATGTTGATGGATGTGGATCGGATCTAGATGAATACGCTCGACGACTCTTGATCTGTGCCCTGACGTATGGGCACTGCCACACGCTGGTTGATTTTCCTGCGCCTTCGGGCGCGAGAAGTCTTGCAGAGGAGCGTGCTCTTAATCGTCGGCCCTATTGGATTGAGGTGGATCCAACCAACGTCTACGGTTGGCGACTGGACCGCGAAGCCAATTACGGAAACCTTACACAAGTTCGGATTGGGGAAAAAGCCGTAGTTCCTGACGGCGAGTTTGGCGAAAAAGTTTATGACCAAGTACGTGTCATCGAGCCAGGTCGTTATCGCGTCTTTCGTCAGGAAGAGCAAAAACTCGAAATGCAAGGGCCATTTCCATACCCCGCTTCGTTCGATCAATCCGACGCTACGTCGGAGTACGAGCTGGTTGAGTCTGGCGATTTCTCACTTGGTCAGATTCCGTTGGTGACGATTTACGCCAACAAAACCGATACGTTGACGAGCAAGCCACCGCTGTTGGACATTGCTCATCTCAATCTGGCCCATTATCAGCGTCAAGCGGATCTTATCCACAGTCTCCACATCGCTTCGCAACCGATGCTCGTCCTTGAGGGTTGGGACGATCAGACGAAGGATATGGCAATCAGCGTTAATTACGCGATGGCGACCCAGCCGGGTAACAAGGTCTATTACGTGGAGCCTGCGGCAAGCGCGTTTGAAGCGCAATCGGCGGAAATCCAGGAGTTACAGCAGCAAATGGCGACGTTGGGTATCAGTACGCTGAGCCAACAGAAGTTCGTTGCTGAGTCTGCAGACGCACGTCGCCTGGATCGGATTGACACCAACTCGATGTTGTCGATGGTGTCTATGGATTTGGAGTCTGGCCTGCAGAAGGCTTACAACATGGCTGCTGACTATCTGGGTCTTGAGCCACCTGAGGTGAAGATCAGCCGTGACTTCGACTTGCAGCGCTTGATTGGTCAGGATATTGCTGCGATGGCACAGCTGTTTGAAGACAAGGTGATTGATCGCGAAGAGTTCCGCGACATGCTGGTTCAGGGTGAAATCCTGCCAACAGCAGCTGAGTCGCCAGATTCCGCACCAGAGTTACAGTAGGACTAAATCACTTCTGTACTCATGGCTAAATCCATGGATAAGGTTCCACAAGCTGATGGAACCTACAAGTGGGAAATGGTAGAAATCACGCAGCAGTATCTTGCTGAACGTGCTGCCAAAGAAGAAGCACTTGCCAACGGCACTCCATTCCCTGGCACGGAAGTAGAAACCGAGGCAAAGCCTAAAACTACCCGTCGCAAGAAAAGTACTAAGGTAGAAGAGTCCACTAATTCCTAATAATGGAAGAACAAGTCATCCAGGAAACGCCCGTGGCAACTCCTGCTGAGCAACCCGTGGTTGCGAATGACAACACTGTCAACATTGACGTTTCTGCTTACGAGCAGCAAATTCAAGCTGAAAGAGCCCGAGCTGAAGAGGCTGAGGGTAAATTCCAGCGAATCAAGGAAAAAATGAACGCCCTTGATAAAAAGCTGGAAAAGAACGAAGCTGAGCGTTTAAAAAGGCTAGAAGATCAAGGCCAGTGGAAGGATCTTTGGGAAGAAGCCAACAAAACGGCTCAAACCAAAGACCAACAGATCGCTGATTTGGAGCGACAGCTTGCTGATCTTCGGACTTCAAACGAGACCGCAGCAATGAAGAATGCTGCATTGACAGCAATCAACCAAGCTGGTGCGATCAATTCCGGTCAGATGCTGCAGCTGGTGCAGGGCAACCTCAAAAAAGCTGAGGATGGCAGCGTCAAAGTGCTTGACGGTGGCGTTGAGCAAGACATCAATGTCTATCTGGCCAAGCTGAAAAATCCCGGCTCAGGGTATGAGCATCATTTCAAGCCAAGTGCTCAGGCCGGCATGGGCGCTAAGCCTGCTACTGGCACTGCAGGAGCTGCCGGAATGGCTAATCCATGGGCAGAAGGTAGTATTAACATTACAAGGCAAATGTCCTTGGAAATTACCGACCCCGAGCTTGCAGCCGTGCTCAAGCGAGAGGCTGGTAAATAGCTCCCGTGGGGCTTTTCCTTCAAGTCCGTGACTTGAGACCCGCAAACTTTTACCCCGATTAAGAAATGGCCGCACCATTTCAGAATTATTCCGGCGGTGTCCTTCTCGCGGACATCGTAAAAAGGAATAATCTCAGCACCTATGTGTCTGAGGCTATTAAAGAGCGCAGCGAGTTCATCAAGAGCGGCGCTGTTGTTCGCAACTCTCTTCTGGATGCACGCGAAGGCGGCACCCGGATCCAAGTGCCCGAGTTCAACCCGGTTGCACCTACCGAAACCATCATGGACGGTACGGCAACTTGGAACACCAACGGCTATCTGGTTCCTCAAAAGGTTGGTACTGCCACTCAGATTGCAACCATCTGCCATCGCGGTTTCGCGTATGCCGTGGATGACGTTGCAGTTCTGGCTGCTGGTGAAGACCCCATGCTTCACATCCGCAACCAACTGGCTGATGCCATCAACAAGCTGAACAGCGCACGTCTGTATAACCAGCTTGCTGGTCTGTTTGGTACTGCTCTGTCTGGTCACTCACTGGACAAAGCTGTTGGTGCAACTTCTGGTCAGGCAGAAGCCAACTATCTGACTGCTGCCAACGTTGCTGAAGCTCGCTCTGTTCTGGGTGAGCGTGGTGATGAACTGGACATCCTGGTTGTTCACCCCTCCGTCGCTTACTACCTGTATCAGGTGGGAATGCTGACCTTCTCCACTTCTGCACTGTCTGCTTCTGGCGCAGTGACCTGGGGTGGTGGCGGCGTTGGCGTCGGCGCTCGTGAGGTTGGTGAATTTGCTGGTATGCGCGTGATTGTTGACTCACAGGTCAACACCGTGCGTCCTGGTACTGCAACCCACATCAGCGAGTTCCGCTGCTACATGCTGAAGTCCGGCACCATCCTTGAGGGTGTGCAGCAGGATCTCCGCGTGGAAGCTGACCGCAACATCCTGTCCAAGCAGGATGTGATCTCGGTTGACTACCACACTGCTTATCACGTGATGGGCACCAAGTGGGGCAGCGCTAGCGACAACCCGACCAACGCACAGCTTGCAACAGCTGGCAACTGGACGGCTACTTACGACATCGACCTGATTCCCATGGTCGAACTGATCGTGAACACGCCACTCGACACCACCGCTATCCCTTCCTGATAACGGTTCATGGCCCTACCATTAGGTGGGGCCTCTTCTTTTTCTTGCTATGGCTGCCACAATCAACGCCACACTGAAGAGTGCGACAGCCAACAGCTATGTGACGCTGGCAGAAGCCGACGCATATTTTGAAACCGTCCCAGATAGCACGCAATGGGACAACAAGTCTGACGACAAAAAGAATCGAGCGCTGATCTCTGCAACGCGCTGGATCGACACGTTGAATTTTTATGGTGAGCGTTGCGATAACGGCCAAGCGCTGAGCTGGCCTCGTAACGATTATCACGTGGATCGTGTGGAGTTGGTTTGCACCAGCATTCCAAACGACATTAAATACGCTACTTATGAATTAGCCAATGCACTGGCTAATGACACGGACTCGATTACAGGGACTACCGGCGATACGGGGCTTTACGAGTCCGTCAAGCTTGGGGAGATGGAAGTCAAGTACAACACTTCTAGTCAGGCTACTGGAACTGTTAACAACGTATTCGACGTTTATCCTTGGCTTCAGTCTTATCTCGGGGCTTATTGTCTGGGCGGCAGTGGCACGTATTCTCTCCGCGTTGTGAGGGGTTGAGATGGCAGGCGCACTTGACACGCTTTTCAAGAACGTTGCCAAGCAGGTCGTTGCAGACCTGGGTAAGTCGTTTGATCACACAATCACGTACACCCGTAAGGCATCTCCGACCTACAACACGAGCACTGGAGCGCTGACAACGACTGATACGGCGTACTCGTTTGACGTTCCAATCGAGTTTGTTGATGCTGAAGAGGAAGAAGGACGTGAAGAGCGTAAAGCCCGCTTGTATATCACGCCTGATCAGATTGGAGACAACCAGCCTACATTTGAAGACACGGTGACGCTGAAGTATGCAGGGTCAAACCGCGTTGCTCAGATCACGGACATTCGGACGTTCAAAGGTGATCAGGAGTACCTGTATCAGCTGTTGGTGCGGTTCTAATGGCTACAGCTAGATCTCTTGATTTGGTCGGGCCTGATCTAGAGGCATATATGCAGGAGAGTTTTAATAAGTTAATTTTGACGGTTATGCGTCGTTTGGCGACTAAAAAACGTAGTCCTGTTTATACGGGCTTTTTTGCTTCTAGCTGGAAAGCCAGTACGTCACCAATCAAGTCAACAGATAAGGTAGAAAGTTTTCAGCCGTGGGCAGGTCTTCGCAAAGCAAAAAGAGCTGACCCAAAAAACAAGGACTATAGGATTGACCCTAGGTTTTATCCTCCCGAAAAGGCTTTTAACTACAAACGACGTGTTTATATTGGAAATACGGCTGAATATGCTGTTTACGCACTAGAAAGCGGAAAAGTTCAGCAGTTTGTGCAAGGGCCTGAGATGGCAAAGCTTTTTGGAGAGGCATTTAAGCCACGCGCTCCACGCATTTCAGTCGGAGCGCGGCAAGGTATTGGCACGTTTGGCACGCAAGCTGGCGAGATTTACACTGGTTATACCGAGCTGTAGTCATGACCTTAGTCAACGCCAGAGCAGCTTTTGAGAAAGCCGTAACCGACGCTGTAGCAGACGCGGACGACACGGTGCTGATGAAATACGACAACGTTGCGTTTACAACGCCAGGCAAAGATCAGAAGTACATTTTGATGACGGTCAGTTTTGGGCAATCCACGCTCCAAAACCAAGGCGCAGCTCAGGATTACTATTCCGGCACGATTCAATGCAACGTGTACGTGCCCAAATCAGCTGGCACGTCAGTGCTTTCAGCGATTAGCGAGTCTGTTATTGATGGGTTGACTTCAGTTAATGCACCTGGCTATACCGACACGTTTAGCAGTTCTCCTCGTGTGCTTGACATTGTTGGTCCTACGTCACTGGATATTGAAGATCGCTCACACTTTGTTGGCGTGATTTCTTGCGGGTTTACTGCAACCGCATAGTATAGTATTGAATAAACGCAGATCTTCGATGCGAGCCGCAGAGCTTCTTCGCAACAAGTTTGGTGTAAGCCAGCTGTATAAGCATCAGGTTGAGCAAGACGGTGAGGTAGTGCTGGAGATCTACTGGCATCCGTTGACGATTGCCGAGCGTGAGTCGATCCAAAAAAACGCTGACTCCGACGACGCAGTTGATTTTGCACTGAGCATGATGGTGCGTAAAGCGTTAGATGCTGAAGGCAAGCGACTGTTTCAGGACGGCGAGGTTGCGGTGCTGAAGAACGCTGTGGAAGCGGCTGTGCTGCAAGAGATCCAGCTCGCGATGCTGGCTTCTGGAACGGAAAACAAGGTGGAGGAAGCGAAAGCAGACCTCAAAAGCTAAGAGCGACTGGTTTTTTATCTATGCGTTAGCGAAAGAGCTGGGCATGACCGTTGCTCAGCTTTCGCAAACGATGACGCAAGAGGAGCTAGTCGGATGGGCTGCGTTTTTTGAGCTAAAGGGAGAGCAAGAGGAGAAGGCAATTCAGAACGCTAAGACTGCTGGTAGGGCGCAAACAATGAGCAGACGGTAGGATTAGGTGAAGTGTCGAGCCTGACGCGGCTATGGATTACAACCTAAACATAGTCGCCAGCGTTAAGGGACAGGCTCAGCTTGATTCGACATTACGAACTATTGGCCAGATTCGCAATCTTGCGAAAGACCTAAAGCCATTAGATTTTGGAACAAAAAAGCCAGGAGCTTTAGCTGATGAAATACGGAAAGCCAAGACAGAGTTAGACGGCTTTGCTAGAGGTGTTACAAATGCAATGCAGAAAGGAGAGAAAACAACAGGCTTGTTTTCTTCAACGCTTGCAGGGGTTACGGGTCAGGCAAGAGCGTTTGGCACAGCATTAGATAATTTAAATTTTAACAAAAATGCTGCTGAAGCTCAAAACTATGCAAATGCTTTAGCGCAAGCTGAGGCCAAGGCTGAAGGGCTAACGGCTGTTCAAAATAAGTTAATAACGCAGGCTCGTCAACAAGCTGGCGTAGCAATCGGTCCTGCTACTCAGCTGGGCAGTCCTGAAGCTGTTGCTCAGCAAGTTCGTTTTGAATCAGCTCAGATTACAAAAGCCAATAGGCTTCGCACGGAACAAGTTCAGTTAGTGGAGCGGATAAACGAGCTTGCTTCGCAAAAAGTTCAAGTTGATCGTCTTAGTGGTCAAGTTGCAAAGATAAATCTTGCTCTTGATGAGCGACGTGTTGATGCGGCTGAAGAAATGACAGAAGAGCTTAGAGATCAAATTAGACAGAACGAGGCAATTATTCGTCAGAACAAAAAGAAAAACAAGGGAGCAGAAGAAGAAGAAAAATCGGCTAAGAGAATCCGTCGCACCAGAAAGCAAATGCTTGGTGACGCTGCTCAAGGGGCAATCCTTGGTGGCGGTTTTCCATTGCTTTTTGGTGGTCCTAGTTTTTCTGCAGCTGGTGGACTTATCGGCGGTGGAGTTGGAGGGGCTGCTTTTGGGCAAAAAGCGTCGTTTGCAGGTGGCATTGCCGGATCAGTCCTTTTGACTCCTTTAGACGCGGCTGTTGACGCCGCTGTTGAATTAGGAAAAGCCTTAGAGGAACCCACAAAAAATGCCCAACAACTGATTGATCTTTTGCCGCTTTCTGGCACAAAAACAAAAGGATTGATTAGAGAGCTTCAGGATCTTGGTTTAAATACAACCGCAAGCGCTGTTGCTGTAGAAACGCTTAGCGAGGAGATCGGAGAGTTTGGCGTTAAAGACATTGAAAAATTTAAAGAAAAAAACGATGAGTTTGCCAATGAAGTTAAAAAACTAAGACTTGCTCTTGCCGCTCTTGCGTCTAACAAGCTTATTGGATTTATAACATTTTTGACTCAAGCAGTAAATCTATTTAATCGTGGCGGAGGAGTCAGCCAAGGCGGTGGAATGCTCGGAAGAGCCGCTGGCTTCGCAAAAGCTCAAGGCGAGATGGCAGATGAAGGAGCATTGGGAGGTAAGCCATCTTCTGCGAAACCTGATGGTCAGCCAGACTTACCAACTCAGAATCAAATTGATCTTGCTAAACGAGCTGAACAGATTAGAAGAGCAGAAATAGCTCTTGCTGGATTCCAGGTAGCGATTGAGCAGGACCGTTTAAATTTAATTAGGGGACAGCTTGGTGTTAAAACAAGTCAGGTAGCAGTTGCAAAGGCAGATATTAAGCTTGCAAAAGCTCAGCTGGAGTTTTCAAACGCTCAAACAGATGCTGACAGGCAACGTCTTGGCTTGAAAAAAGCTTTGGCTGAGGCAGAGCTTTTGGAGGCTCAAGCCGCTCAAAGAAATGCAGAGACCTTGGCGCGTCAAGCGCAAGCAGCGTTTGAATTAGAGCGAGCCACTAAAAATCAAGCAATTTTAATGGCAGATATGACTGCAGAAATTGCGGCTCAACAGGCTATTCGTGCAACCAGTCCTTTTGAGAATCAAGGTTTCTTGATGGATCCATACTTTGGTGGCAGTCGCAAGCTTGAGTCAGAACAAAACCAAAAATTTGCCGAAACGCTTAGGTTGATGAATGCAGAGCTGGATAATGTAAATAAAAACATTGAGTTTGGAACAGATTTAGATCATGAAGCGAAACTGGCTTTAGTAGATAAACGAATTGAGCTAGAAAATAACATCGCTCGATACAAAGAGTATCAACCGGCTATAGACCAAGCTGCGTTAGCGCAAGCGCGTTTCAGCGAAGCATTGGCCTTGACTGTCCCAGTGACAGATTCTTTGTTTGACAATTTAGTTGCAGTTGTTGAGGGCACGAAGACTGCAAAAGAAGCGTTTGCAAGTTTCTTGCGAGACATTGCATCTCTGTTGATGGATGCTGCAAAGCAAATGATTGCGACTTATATCGCGATTGGCATTGCTCGTGCGTTTGCTGGGATGGGCAGTGGTGAAAGCGCAACTCTTCAGACGGGCCCTGGTCAAGGACTTACGTCAAGTTTTACAGACGTTAATCCTAGTGTTCTTGGCAGTCTTGGATATGCAGAGGGTGGTTATGTTTCCGGTCCAACTCGCGCTTTAGTTGGTGAAGGCGGCGAATCTGAGTACATCATTCCTGAAAGCAAAATGCGTGAAAGCATGGCGCGTTATTCGCGTGGTGCTCGCGGTTCTTCTGTTATCCCAGAGTCTGGAGCTTCTGGAACGTCAGGCGAAGGTGGTGGAACTGCAGTTGCCGCACCAATCGACGTTCGCTACACCGTCGAGCGCATCAACAGCGTTGATTATGTGACTGCTGATCAGTTCCAGCGTGGAATGCAGCAGGCTGCAGCTAACGGTGCGAAACAAGGTGAGCAGCGTGCCTTGACTACTCTTAGGCAGAACACATCACAGCGCCGGAGGGTTGGTCTCTCATGAGTGATACCGCTCTTGCGTTTGGTCATTATTTGACGCTGCGCTCACCCACGACTTTGGGCGATTACAAGTTCCAGAACTATTGGGTCGGAGAAAACGCAGACTTCAACGGCACTGCTTTTGGCTTCTTGCCGTTTGCCTTTTCAGGCGTCACCGTCACTAAATCAGGCGACAACCAGCCCGCAACGATCGCTTTCCCAAACAATGAGCTGAGTCGTCCGTTTGCAACGATTGCCGTGCAGGACGAATATCTCGCCAACGTTCGCACTGTGTTAATCGACCCAGACGACAAAGACGGTTACACCTTGCTGAATCAGTACATCGGGCAGATCGTTAGCGCCAAATGGGACAGTCAGGCACTCACTCTTGAGATGGCATCAGTGTTTGATGCTGTTGGTGCGGACGTGCCACGCAAGCGTTTGACGCGGCAGCTTGTTGGTCATTTGCCTTTGACTAGCAGCGTTCGAGTGGCGTGATTGATCTGATCGGCAGACCGTATCGCCTAGGTGCTGATGGCACCGGAGCGGACGGAGCAATCGACTGCATCCATCTGGTTTATGTGGTGTTGGAACGGATGAACATTCCAACGCCTGAGTTTAAGGATGACTGGTATAACCAGAGTGTTAGGCAATATGGGCGAGATTTATTGAAGTGGGGGAGTCGAATTGACCAGCCCGGTTACGATGGGGACGTGTTGCTGCTAGATCAGGGTGATCCTGTCTTTGCAGTCGTTTGGAGCAGAGGATGTCTCTACATCAATCGGCATTTGAAGGCGGTCGCATGGTGCCCTATCGACGGAGTGTCGAACAGCCACTGCTTCCGTATGAAAAGCGGCTAATCACGGCTCTTGGTTGTAGTGAGCAGGAATATCGACAGTTTGCGCAAGAGGTAGAGCGTCGGTATAACGAACGCCCTGAGGATTATGCGCATATTCCAGACATTAAAAACGGTCCTGATGGGGGCGTTTTAACTGGAATTCTGATCAACATTGCCGTTAGTGCAATTTTCACGGCAGCGGCAATCCTGCTTGCGCCAAAGCCAAAACAACCAAATCGTGTTGAACAACGTCAGCTTGGCAGTCGTCGTGGCAAAGATATTTATGCGCCTTCGTTTGGCTTTGACAGTATCCAAGAGTTAGCTGAATACGGTCAAACCGTTCCAATCGCATTTACTCGTCGTCAAGGTCAAGTTGACCCTAATAATCAAAACGACGACAAAGGAACGGGCGGGTTGCTGATCTCGCCTGAATTGGTGTGGTCACGCATGAAGAGCTGGGGCGGCTATCAAGTCGCTGAAATCGTGGCGATTGCTGGTCAAGGCAACATGGCCAAGCCTGACCTTGCCGGTATTTTCCTTGGCAATAACGCGCTTGATGGTATTTACGAGGATTACTTTGATTTTTATTGGAACGGTGGCTTTGAAGTTTTAGGTGCTGGCAGCCGTCTGCGTGCGTATAACCTGCGCTACGGGAATCTAGCGATTGACGGCGATAGGGACAATCCAGGGCTGTCTGGCGCAGATCAAGTGTTTTATGCGCCAACGAGAAGTGGCGTAGCGCAGCCTGCATTTTGTGGTGCGTTTACTCCATCATCACAGACGCGATTTGGCGTGTACACTGGCGTTCCAAACGGAACACCTTATAGGCCAAACTGGAAAATTATTTCAATCGTAAGTGGGCAAGCAAGCAAAACAGACCGACAACTGAAGAATCAACAGAAAAAATATGTTGATCCATATTTGATGGATAAGCATGAATTTGGCGGAGGCTCAAAAGACGAAGGCAGCGGCAGCAGCGAGTGCGGAATGCCCGGCACTGGCACAAACTATGCAAGGCGTATTGGGATTGTTAAGCATGTTCGAGGGGGAATTGTTACGACAGTCAGCCACGGCGTAAGAGATACTGAGAACGGGAACCAAAGCTGGAATAACTTAAAACGAGAAGTTGATTGCCAAGTAGGTGATGAAATTGAAGTGCTTATTGGCAAGGGACGGCAAAAAGAAAAACCTTTTAAAGTAAAAGACGTTGATGACGTTGACCTGAGTGATATTGAATCTGCAGTTCAGGCGGAATCCTCAAGATATGACGCTATGTTTTCCCGTGGGTCTACATGGATGGTGGGGCGAACCACTTGGAAGGTAACTCGTCGCAGCACCGATGATCCCTATGATGGCTCAAGATCTGATCATGTAGCTAGCGGAATCAGAATTACACTTGAGTGTATTGAAACGTGGAGCCGTTTACAAAGAAAAATTGGTATTGTTGCTGAAGAGGCAATTACGGTTGAGGAGTACCTGCCGTTTACTCAAGAAGGCGACGATATTCATGAGGCATGGTATCCCTTGCTTAAGTATGAGCTTGGAACGTTTCAGAACACACGAGCTTGCGATGTAACCGAGATTGGCATTAAGTCTCAAGTTTGGGCCAAGTTCGAAGGTATTACTAATTTTAATACTGTCCCGTCTCCGAGATCACTGCGTAATGCAAACAAAGATAAGATCCAGTTGTCTGAAGGCAAAGTAACTTCTTTTGCGCATCGAGTGTCGTTTTTTGCGTTAGATGTCCGCCCTAGCAATTACGACTCATCAGCAAGCACCAATGATGGCTGGGTCAACATAGGCCCTTATCTTTTTGCGGTTGTTGGTCAATCGCCAGTTGATCTTTACTCGTTTATTAGAGTCCAGCATCCTGATCGCAAGCAGTTTGAATATCGTTTGCGTCCTTTTAATAGTGCCGTTTTTGTAGAGCAGAGCAACGGCGAAGGTGATGTATTTGTTCTAGATGGGGGGCGCTTTGGGGCGCAAGGTTGGGAAGGCAGCACTATTTACGGGACATTTCAGATTCGAGCGCGTGGTTATAAGGCAGAGCCGCGAAACTATTTCACGCATCGTGAAATGGCTGCAGTGCCTGAGTTGATCACGGACGATGAAGGCAGGATTAACATCAGATATGGCAGTGCTCAGAAAGAGACATCTACTTTTGAGATAACAGGAGTTAGCATTACAGCAAATGAAAACGGCCCTGGTTATTCAGTTGGAGATCAAATCAATGACAATACTGTAAGTAATATATATTCGTTAGTTCTTGGCGCTGATCCGTATTTCGATAATCTTGACAATGGCACAAGGCGCACCATTGAGAACTGGGAGTACACCCGCGTTTCAGGCAAAGAAGTTTATATGAAACTACATTTGATTTCGTATGAGCAACCCTACCCAGACACGCCACGGAACAAATGGTGGCGCGTTGAAAGTATTGAGCTTGTTAACCCCCAGAGCTATGTCGGCAAGTATTCCGAAGGTGAAACTTTTAACAAGCACGCCAGAAACAAGAACGGCATTCAATTTGCTTTCAAATATCAATTCTTACATCCCACCAACTCAGCAGGTGCGCTTGAGTTTGATACAACAGCAACTCGTCTTTGGCAAAAATACAGCGGCTTAGCAGAGGTTTCTCATTACAGCGACTTGATTAGTCGCAGCTGTGATAACGGTGCTGAACATGAAATTGTTTATGTCAACGAGACGCTCTCAGAGGAAACGATTCCTCAGTACGACGGCTGCGCAATGGCTGGCCTGAAGCTCAAGTCAAGTGACAACTTTAACCAGCTTGATCAGCTTCGGACATACGTCAAGAACGGCATTGAGGTGGAGCGTCTGATTGATGGAGATGTTGCGTCTAGCAACTTGTTGACTGACTTGCTTTGGTACTTAGTGACGAATAAGGACACTGGAGCGGGCAGTATCCTTAATAGCGATCTTGTTGACAAAGCGTTGCTGACGACGACTGGTCGTTATCTACGCGCCAACAAGTTGTACTGGGATGACGTTATTGCTGAATCAATCAACTTGCGGTCATGGCTTTCTACTCAAGCGCCAAGCGTTCTCTGCTTTGTGTCGTTGAAAAACGGCAAGATGAGTTTGGAGCCTGCGCTGCCTTATGACTCAAACCACAAGATTGACGCAACGAACCCGGTAACGATTTCTGCGATGTTCACCGAGGGCAACATCATTGAGGACAGCCTTGAAATTACATGGCTGGAGCTTGAGGAGCGCAAGATGTTTCAAGCGGCAGTCATTTACCAGCAGTCACGGGTCAACCAGTTCCCTGAGCAAAAGACGTTGCTTGCTTACTTTGGAACAGATAACAGCGACCTTCCGATTGAAGAATTTTCGTTCAAGCACATCACCAGCGACGAGCACGCTGCGAAGGTTGCCCGGTACTTCTTGTCACTGCGCAAAAACCTGACTCACACGATCACCTTTAAGACGTTGCCCTGGGGCCTAAACCTAGAAGCTGGCAAATTTATTCGTGTTGCCAGTGAGCTAAGCCCATACCGTCCCGACAACAACGGCATCATCCAGGATGATGGAACGGTGGTTTCAATTTCTGCTTTGGCGGATGGAGATCATGACGTTTATTACTGGGAGCGCCAAAACACAGCCATCAATGAAGGGGTGCTGACGATCAAAGATGGCAAGTCAACAGGTCTGTTCAATGCAGTGTTTAGCCTGAAGTCTGGCTCTAACAGCTCATCGCAGATCTATCAAGTCGAGGCATTGGACGTTGATCAGGACGGTATCGTCACGATCAAAGCCAGCAACTACGCAGTCAATTCCAACGGCGTTAGCCAGCTTGCTATCGACGTTCTCGACACTGCGGGCGCGATTACAATTGAAGGACCGTTGGACGACTGATGGCATTTCCTGCTCATAAGCCAACTGGCCGTTCTTTTGACGCTGGCGACTACCGCTATAAGACCTTTTCGTCCCAATCCGGCAAAGAGCACCGGATCTTGTATGGCGACAAGCGAACCGGCATGACATTGCAGTTGCAGTACGCCAACATTGCGGATACGGCAGCTGATGACTTCATCACTCATTACGACGAGGTGAAGGGCGGCTTTGATGTGTTCACACTCCCGTCTGAATTTCGCGCAGGCTGGAACGGGGATGAAGACGCTATCGACGCTGCGACTGGAAATAGCTGGCGATACGAGTCAGCGCCACAGATTACGTCTGTGCGTCCGGGGACTAGTAGCGTTACAGTCAATTTAATTGGTGTGCTCTGATGGCAAAGGTTTACACCGGCAGAGATGGCGTAATGCAGCTTGCTGGCACGACCCTTGCCAAGGTCGTCAATTTTGCTGTGTCCAGCAACCTAGAGACGCTTGAAACTACGACGCTGGGTGATGGCGTCAGAAGCTATAGCCCTGGCGTAACAGGGTACTCGGGTAGTGCAACGTTGTTGTATTACAAGGACGACGACGACGACATCAATACAACCGACCTGCTGAACAAGCTTTACAAAACCGGCACAACAGGCGTCAGCAGCTCAGATACGGTTGAGCTGACGTTCCGTTGGGTTGATGGAACGGACAACAACGACATCAAGCTGACGGCTTATATCACTAGCGCAAACATTGGAGCGGCAACCGGCGACATTGTGCGAGCTGAGATTGCGTTCCAGGGCACTGGAGCACTGGCTACTGTCACAGTCTGATGAGTGTTTATCTTGGTACGTACGGAGAGATCAAGCTGCAGCGGCAGTTTGCTGAAGGTGAATTGCGAGGAACAATTAACACTTCAGACGTAAACGCAACAGCAAAACGATTTAGCTTTGATTTCGAGCATGGTCAGCTGATTAGCGGCGATCAAATTGAAATTACGAGCACCGATGGAACGGCGCTGGATTTTATCGACAGCTACACAAAAACCAGCGTCAAGAAGTTTGTTCATGTTGACGAGCTAGACGGCATCAGGCTTTATGACTCGTTTGCCGACGCCGTAAACGGTGGAACGACCAACGCAGTAGACCTAGCCGATCCGGGCGATAACATTCCGATTCGCGTCAAAGTTGAGAACACCGATTACTTGGTGTTGGCGCAAGTCAACGGTTTTGAGCTAAATACTGAACGCGAAACCGTGGACACCACCACGCTGTCCGATGAGTTTCGCAGCAGGATTAGCACGTTGATGTCTGGCTCTGGTCGGATGTCTGCCTTTTGGGAGTACACCGGAAATGCCGCCCAAGAGCTGCCCAACTACTTGGTCGAACTATCTTTGCGAACAAGGGTAGGCAGTCAGTTTAAAGCTCGTTTTTACATTAAAACAACTTCTCACAATCCTGGCGGAGTGACTGCCAACGATAACGATGAGGTTTTTTATGAGTTCACTGGCGTTTTAACTGCCTGTGCTGTTCAGTTTGCTCCCGACAACACAGTGCAAATTCAGGCAGATTTTATTAGTACCGGAACGATCCAGCTGCGAATGGACCTTGAGGTTGAAAGCAAGCTGCTGCAGGAAAACGATGACGAGCTTGTAACGGAGCAGAGCACGTCTGACAAGGTCGCCCTGGAACAGACATGATTGCGCCTCTATGATGAACCCATCGTGGTTCATGCGTAGGGTTTCATGGCTGACGTCAAGATCAGTGCCCTTAACAGCCTCGCTGGGGCTGATCTGGTTGCAGCAGACGTGGTTGCTGTCGTTGACGATAGCGCCAGTGAAACTAAAAAGCTAACGGTCAGCGATCTAATCGCAAACGGGGTCACGCTGATCTCCAACGCAACGATTCCAAGCGCGAAGATTCTGTTTGCGGCAGGAAGCGTTGCCACAGCTTCTGTTGCTGATGCTGGAATCACTACAGCCAAAGTGGCCGATTCGTCGATCACTGCAGCCAAGTTGGCTGACAACTCCAGTGTGACGTTGGTTTCTACGTTGCCTGGTTCAGGCGACTTCACGGGCCAGATTGCGCTTGATACCGACGACAACAAGATCTATATCTGGGACGGGTCAGCATGGGATTCCGTCAAAGGCGCTGGTTCAATCAACGTTGTTAACGGCAGCACCAGCGGCATCGTCAACATCACCACGTCAACCAGTGGTGACACGGTTACTGTCAGCACGACGTTAGACGACACCACTGCAGCCAAGCAGTTTCTTGCCGGTCCTACGGGTGCTGGTGGAACGGTTGGTTATCGCGCTATTGCCAGCGGTGATCTTCCAACTGCCACTTCATCGGCAAAAGGTGCTGTTGCCGTCAATGGCAATGGCCTGACGATGAGCAACGATGAGATTCAGATTGACAACAGCGTTACGGCAGAGACGACTGAGCATCACCTTGTTCAGTACGACGCCAATGGTCTGATTACTGCTGGTCGCGTTATTGCAGCAAGCGATCTGCCCGAAGCAACTTCTAGCGCTAAAGGCGCTGTTGTCCCTGGATCGGGTTTAGAAGTTGCGTCTGGTGGAACGCTGAATCACACCAACAGCACAACAGCTGGCACCTACACCAAGGTGACTGTTGATGCTCAAGGTCACGTCACCAGTGCAGTGACTCTTGCTGCTGCTGACATTCCTGATCTTGATGCAGCAAAGATCACGACAGGCACTTTCCCGACAGCGCGATTAGCTGATGATGCTGTTACAGCTGCAAAGCTTGCTGATCAAAGTGTCACCAAGTTCGGCGGTGCGGGTGCGACCGACAACGTTGTTACCTTCCCTGATGGTGACTATAAGGGTCAGTTCTTCTTCGATGAGAAGAATGAAGATCTCTACGTTTATACGGGTGAGTCTTTCCTGCCGATCACGGTTATCAGCGGCAACCTTGTCAACGCTGGAACGTATGACGCAAGCACCAACCTGCTGAGCAGCGTCACGACTGCTGGTTCTGCTGCTGGCTTCACGAATGGTGCCGCACTGCCTGCACCTGCTTCTGGCAACCTCAACTACTACGTTGTTGTTGACACGTCTGGAACGGGTTCAGGTAACGCCCCAGCTGTTGCTTTGGCACCACCTGACATGTTGATCTCGCTTGGTGTTGCGGGAACAACGTTCCAGCTGATTGACGTTTCTAACGCTATTGCTGGTCAGACTGCAGCAAACATTTCTGTTGTTGCTACGGGCAACATTGCGGCAACAGATGTTCAGGCTGCATTGCAAGAGCTTGACACTGAAAAGCTGGCAAAAGCTGGTGGCACAATGACCGGCAACCTTGAGCTGGGCAATGGCATTGTCATTGTCTTCGAAGGTGCGACTGACGACGGATTTGAAACAACACTGACTGTTGCCGATCCCACGGCTGATCGGACGATCACGCTGCCTAATGAAACTGGAACGCTGCTGACGACTGGTTCAAGCGGCGTCGTGACCAGCACGATGATCACTGACGGCACGATCGTCAATGCTGACATCAATGCAAGTGCAGAGATTGCCGTTAGCAAGCTGGCGAACGGTTCTGCGCGTCAACTGCTGCAGACCGATGTTGCTGGAACGGGCGTTGAGTTCACCAGCAATGTTGATGTCCCTGGAACGTTGGACGTTACTGGAGCGGCAACGTTTGATTCGACTGCTGCTGTTACTGGTCTGATCAGTGCAGACGGCAAGGTTAAATTCCCTGCTGGTACCGCATCCGCGCCAAGTTTTTACTTTGGAACTGATACGAACACCGGCTTGTATCACTCAGCGGCTGACGAAGTTGCGATTACAACTGGCGGCACGCAGCGCGTTGTTGTTGATAGCAGCGGTCAAGTAGGAATCGGAACAGGGTCTCCAACGCAACCACTTGAAGTAAACGGTACTGTTTTTGCCAGCAATTACAAAGTACCGGATGCAGGAGGAGCACTTTTAGGTACGGGTGGAACTTCTAACGCTGCCATTCAGGTATATCCAACTGCACAAGAGTTGCTTTTCTGGACAAACGCAAGTGAGCGACTCAGGATCAATTCAAGTGGCAACGTGGGCATCGGGGTCAGCTCTCCGACTAAAAAGCTGCATGTAGCCGATTCTTCGGCAACATCAACAACTGCGCAAGCTAATACGATTGCTCGTTTTGTTGCTAACGCCAGCAATGCCGACGCTCATATTCAGTTTTCTAATGGTGTTGATCACTCAGCCAACATTGGCATTGTTGGGGATGGTGCAAACATTTACTTTGCGCAAGATGGCACTGAGCGACTCAGAATCGACTCAAGTGGCAAGGTCGGCATCGCAACTACGAGCCCTGCAAGACAACTTGATGTTAACGGAACTGTTCGTATTGCTGATGGATCTGCAATTGAATGGGGTGGAACAAGTGCTTCCATCGCTGGAACCTCAGCATCAAACGCGCTTCTGTTTTCTACCGCATCCAGCGAACGCGCTCGAATTAATTCTGCTGGGAACTTGGGCGTGGGGACAAGCTCGCCCTTCTCGCAACTGCATCTTAACGGTTCTGCCCCCTATTTCACTTATACCAATACAGCCGCAGGCACAGACTTAAAAAACTGGATGCACGCCGCAGGCACTGACGGTAAGTTCAGAATAAGAGCTGGAAATGACAGCAATACTTTTAGCAACGTTTTCACTATTGATCATTCAGGACACTTGGGCATCGGAGCAGATTCGCCCGCCGCGCGACTTGAAATTGCAGGTTCTGTTGTTAGTGGAGTCCCTACACTTTATTTAAATCGAGCTGCCAATCAAACAGATACCTCAGACATTGCCTTGGTGGCTAATGCTGTTATTCGTGGTGATGATTCGATTAAAACAGTTGTCAATAGTGGCGGCTTTTTTACTTGGAGTGTCGGCGGCACTGATGTAAAAGCTGGTACGGCTGGGGCGTCGGAAAAGATGCGCATCGACAGCTCGGGGCAGTTGTTGGTTGGGACGAGTAGTGCTCTTGACACTGTTGGTATTATTCCCAAAGTCCAATCTGCAGCCGCTGGAAATGCAGCAGGGTTTGGCGCATTTAGATATTCCAACAATGCTCCTGGCCCAATTGTTCACCTATTTAAATCTAGAGGCACAAGCGTAGGGACTAATACTGTTGTTCAATCAGGTGACACTCTTGGTGAAATTCGTTTTGTAGGTGCGGACGGAACAAATGAGATCGTGGGGGCGCAAATTACAGCCGCGGTAGACGGCACCCCTGGCACTAACGATATGCCAACTCGCTTGGCGTTCCACACTACTGCGGATGGTCATTCTTCTTCAGGGGAGCGACTCAGCATTAGCAGCAAAGGTGTCGTTACTGTCAAGAACTCATCTGTTGGTGAGATTGATGCGTTGACCTCAGCGTCAACCATCACGCCTGATTTCGCAGCATCTAACAACTTCTCCGTGACGCTTGGAACGAATGCCACCTTGGCGAACCCAAGCAACCTGACGGCTGGTCAGTCCGGTGTGATTGCGATTACGCAGGATGGAACGGGCAGCAGAACCATGGCGTTCGGAAATAAATTCAAATTTGCTGGTGGGACGGCACCGACGCTAACGACGACAGCTAGTGCGGTTGATATTTTGACTTACTATGTGGAGAGCACGAGTCGGATTACGGCTCAAGTATTGCTGAACGTCTCATGAGCGCACTTGGAAGTCCGTCGCCTCTGTTCCTTGCGAGTGCGGCGGATGCTGCTGCAGCAGGACCGATTAAGTCCGTTCGGTTTAACGATGGTGATTCAAGTTTTCTCAACCGCACTCCGTCGTCTGCTGGCAATCGCAAAAAATGGACTTGGGCTGGCTGGGTGAAGCGTTCTGGATCGGGCGCAAATAAAGCATTATTTGGAACGGACGTTTCCAATAACACCGTTCAACTTGTCTACAACTCAAGCGACAACTTGCGTTTTCAAGTAGTTGTATCTGGTACAAACACTTTTATAGACACTGATGCTGTTTTTAGGGATTTTTCTGGATGGTATCACGTCACATTAGTGTTTGACTCGGCACAAGCAACTGCCGCAAATCGCACCAAGATTTATGTAAATGGCGCAGAGCAGTCTGTTACTGGCTCGTTCTGTGCCCAAAACACTGACGGGATTTGGAACAGTGCCAATGCTATGAACATTGGGCAGACTGGAGAAAGCTCATATGAATACTACTTTGACGGTTATTTAGCCGACGTTTACTTTATTGACGGCTTTGCGCTTGACCCCACATCATTTGGGGCGTTTGACGATAACGGCGTATGGCAAGCGGCAGCCTATAGCGGAACATTTGGAACGAACGGATTTCATCTTTTCGACTTCGCTAATGAAAGCGGGATTGGCAATGATTCCAGCGGCAATAACAATGACTTTGGCGTGTACAACCTCGCAGCTTCTGCAGTAAACTACAACGCTGGA